GATCGCATGGATCGAATACTTGAAAAGTTGAGTGAACGTATTAACCAGTGGGAGAGGGCAAGTCGGGAAGCGATTGAGGCAGAAACTAATTTCAAGTCTTTCGAGGCCGCCACTCAGAAGGCATTCATGGACGGCGGGGCAAGTGCTGCTAAGGCGCAGACAGAAACAAGATCAACGGGAGAGTGGGCAAACCACTACCGGGCAGTCGCGCAAGCCAGCCTGACCGCTGAGAAGTTGAAGAAGCAAATCATGCTCGGGCAGTTGATGTTCGACGCAGAGCGCACGAAGCAAGCTAACCAGCGGAGGATCGTCTGATGCTGACAGTGATTAGTTTAGGGGCGGGGGTGCAATCATCAGTCATGGCTCTGATGGCGGCAAAGGGACAGATTACACCAATGCCAGACTGCGCGATTTTTGCTGACACGCAAGCGGAGCCAGACCACATTTACGAATGGCTGGATTGGCTGGAGACGCAGTTGCCATTCCCTATTTACAGGGTTACCGCTGGCAATCTTCGAGACGACCTGATCGCCAGTTCTCAAACCGGAGCTAGGGTGCCCAACCCTCCGTTGTTCGTGCAGTCGGCAAAAAGCGACGGCATGTTGTTCCGGCAATGCACATCTGATTACAAGATTCAGCCCATATTCAAAAAGCTGCGTGAGTTGATTGGACTCAAGCCGCGTCAAAGAGCGCCGAAAGAAGTCGCTGTCGAGCAGTGGATCGGCATTAGCCAAGATGAAATTCAACGCATGAAGATGGCTCCGCACAAATGGATCGAGAACCGATGGCCTTTGCTTGAGAAGCGAATGAGCAGGCTGCACTGTCTGGAGTGGATGCGCGATAACGGATACAACGAACTGCCGCGAAAGAGCGCCTGCACCTTTTGTCCTTATCACGACAACGCGACGTGGCGCGACATGAAAGCAAACGATAAAAAGTCATGGACTGAGGCTGTTGTGGTTGACCATTTGATTCGCGACGGAATAAATAAAACAAGCGAGGGCAACAAGCTCTACCTGCACCGCAGCCGAGTCCCGCTTGATGATGCTGACCTAAGCGATCCGGCAGAGGATCAGGAAACTTTTAGCTTCATGGATGAGTGTGAAGGGATGTGCGGAGTCTGATGGCGAAGAAACAAACGAGTGCAACACTCCGCGCCAAGGCATTGAAGACGCTCCAAAAACTTGCAAGAATCAGTGCAGCCGATGACTCAGGGTTCGCGGCTTGCGTGTCTTGTGGCAAGATCCAGCACTACAAGGAGATGGATGGCGGTCACTTTATACCGAAAGGTTCGTCATCGAGGTGGGCGCTGGAGGAGCAAAATGTGCACCCTCAGTGCCGTGGCTGTAACGGATTCGGCATGAAGCACGGCAGCGCAGAGGCGCAGTACACGATCTGGATGATAGATTGGTATGGCAAAGACGCAGTCGAGCACATGCTGGCAACGAAGAAAGACTCGGTAAAGTTTTATGTGTCGGACTACCGCGAGATGATTTCCGATTGGGAAGAACAGATTAAAGCGCATGAGCGCAGGGTGTGCGGGTGAGGTCGCCAAGGTCTGTGGCTGCTGACATGGTCAAGGCTATGGACGCTGCGATGAAAGAGGTTTGGGATGCCGAGCCAAAGCAACAACCCGGAGACGAGGGACGAAAGAGGCTCGTCTTCATGCACGTTTGCAATAATTACGCGAGGCGCGGCGGATATGGGAAGACCGAAGTTACCGACTGACCCGGAGCTGTTTGGGGCAGAATTTGAGGCGCTGGGCGCTACGAAGATGGCGGTCAAGTACGATGTGTCGGTGCGTAACGTCTTCCAGAAACGCAAGAAGGTTGAGGGTATTTTGGGCAGGGCGCTACACGTTCCGGCCTACCTGTCGCGCTCAAAGACGCCGAGGAAATCATTTCGGCAAACCTTGAACATCGAAAAAGACATGGTGTTCATGATCGGCAGTGATTGCCACTATGAGGCCAACACGGTAACGACAGCACATTTGTCGTTTGTTGAGTTAGCAAAGAAGCTGCAACCCGACGTGATTGTTTTGAATGGCGACTTGATGGACGGTGCCAGCATTGGTCGCCACGCTCCGTTGGGGTGGGAGGAAAGGCCAACAGTCGAGCAAGAGCTAGGCGTAATTTCGATGCGGCTTGCGGAGATTGAGAAGGCAGCGCCAAACGCGCAGCGATTCTGGACGATGGGCAACCACGACCAAAGGTTCGACATGTCGCTGGCGCAAAATGCTGCAATGTTCAAGGGTGTGCCCGGCTTCAGTTTGAAGGATCACTTCCCAAATTGGACGTTCTGTATGTCGCTCTGGGTTGATGGGGCAGAGAAGCCGATCATGATCAAACACCGATTCAACGGTGGCATTCATGCCGGTTATAACAACGCCCTCAAAAGTGGGGTGCATATATGCACGGGCCACACTCACGTCATGCAGGTCAACAGTTGGTCTGATTACACTTCTCACCGATACGGTGTGCAGTGCGGCACAATGGCGGACATCCATCAAAGTTCGTTTGACTACGCCGAAGATAATCCCAGACCGTGGGTGTCAGGCTATGTTGTTCTGACGGTTCGTGACAATTTCCTGCTGACCCCTGAGCTAGTGAAGGTTCACAACCCCGGTGAATATGAGTGGCGCGGCGAGATTCACAAGGTAGACTTGGAATGATGAAGGAAATAGAGCCATCCGCCTACATCGTCGCCAATCAACTCAACTTCCTCAGCGGGAGGGTGGTTCAGTTGCTCACCGAGTACGCTAGAACCAAGGACATCAAGTTGTTGGAAGAAGCGTGTAACGACCTAGCCACGCTCACAGCAAGGGAAAGATTTATCGAGGAACGATTCAATGCCTAGCGTCACAGTCGAGGATCTGCCCGACAACTGTCAGGTGACGATCATCATCTCAGAGTTGGTGGACATCGACGATCCCAACCCACCGGCAGAGAAACCGGAGGATCAGGACAAAGAGAACGTGTGGTTGGTCAGCAAGAAGGCCGCAGATTGAGGTAGTCCCCGTGGACACCATCGCACACCGATTGGATGTAGACGGCTTCTTCGTGCAGCGCGTCCTGATAGTCTTGCTCGGACACGCAAGAGATCAGAACGACCAGTAGTAGGGCGAGTGGGTAGCGTAGTTTCATGACGCCTCCTTTTCGATTCCCATCATCCAACACTTGAGGTCTCCCAGCATGTCTTGGAGGGAAGATCCCCCTTCGAGGTGGTGCTTGCCGTAGACCCACAACGTTTCTTGGTACTCGCTGTTGATCCAAGGCTCTCGCAGTTGAACCTCGAAAATCTCTGGATCTTCGGAAATGTCAGCGACATATTTGGAATAACCCGCTGACTTGATCGTTTGCTTGATGGCGTTCAAAGACATAGTGATTCTCCTCGGGCCGCTTACGCGGCTTTGTTGAAAATTTCCGAGACATAAACTTGGCTTAACCAAGCGCCGACGATGTCGCCCAACAAACTTGGGGGTATGTTGTCCAGCAGACTTTCTAGCTGCTCGGTAATGGCTTCCTCTGTCAGCATGTCGTCTTGTCGGAGCATTTCCAGCGTGCCGTCGTTTTCTAGCCACAGAGCGGCCTGCCAAGTCTCAAAGTTTTTCCATCCGTTGTATCGTTCCATGTCCGTTCTCCGTTGTTGTTGATTGGGGGGGGTGTGGGGCCGCTTACGCGGCTTTTCGTTTAACAAGCTCCATCGAGCAATAATGAGATTCATCGAGATACTGCCCGACTTTTGGGTTTTCTGGGTTTGCTTGGATCGCTGCGCGGCAGTCTGCCCGTATAAATTCGAGCTCCTCAACCGTAAGGGTTTTGCACTTTGTCATGTAGTCGGTGTGCCATTTGCCGTTGTTGTCGTTGTAAAGGTTCATGTCGTTCTCCTGTTGTGTGAAGCCATTAAAAACTAAGTTTTCATAGGTGTCAAGCGATATTTAGCGATATAACAAAAAAAAGTTAAATTAATTTCGCGGGGTGTTGTAGAATAGAGCTTGCAATCCGTTAATCCTTTGTGGTATTTGGCGCGCATGACAAAGAAAAAAGACCTCAGGGGCAGTCTGTCAAAAACTGACCAGCAACGACATTTTCCAGAGCTGTTCGGTGGTAAGGGATCGCGTCCAAGAATATCGGGAAGGTTGAATAACAACACACCTGCATACCAAGATGGGTGGGAGCGTATTTTCGGAGGTAAGCGTGGCGAAGACTAGAGCGCAACTTAACCGGGCACTGCGTCAAGACGAGATGCGTAAGAAGATCGAAGCTAGTGGGTATGAGACGCATGTGCATGATGTTATTAGAAATTTGCTTGATCCGGGGCAGGAATTCAGCGCCGTTGAAGTACAGCGTATGAACTCCGCAGCTACGTTGTCGCTCAAGATGATGGCCAAATTTATCCCTGATCTGAAATCAACTGAAGTGACAGGAGAGGGTGGGGAAGCCCTGACTATAAACGTGCAGTCATTCAAAGATGCCTGAGATCTCCATACCAAATGAGTGGACGCCACGTCCGCATCAAGTGGGGTTGTTCAAAGCCTACGACGCGGGAACAAAGCGGTTCTGTGTGGTGTGGCATCGGCGTGCGGGCAAGGACTCAACTGTCCTCAACCTCACCGCTAAAGCTATGTTGGAGAGGGTGGGCACCTACTGGCACCTGTTCCCATACCAGACTCAGGCGCGCAAGGCCATATGGAATGGCATCGACTCACAAGGCCGGAACATCCTCGACCAAGTATTTCCGCATGAGATACGCAAGCGCACCAGTAGCCAAGAAATGCTGATCGAGCTGGTGAACGGATCAACCTTTCAGCTTAGCGGCTCAGACAATTACGACAACCT